CCCGCACCCTCACGGGTGTGGGTTTAGTACCCAACTAACCCTTTTAAAAACAAAACACAATGAATCCATCAGCTATTTTACGTTTACTCGTACGATTAAGAATCTTCTATCGACTTGCCTCTGGAGGTTACAAACTAACAACGGCAGCTCGTAACTTACCCTCTGACTATGCGAACTCGCCGGGAGAAAAGGAAGTAGAGCAGTTATTTACTGTTCCGCAAGTTCATAAAACAAGCGATGACTTATTCACGTATTACTTCCTCTCTCTATTTTGGTATCATTTAGCTTCTGTCCATGATCAGGTTCAGGCTCGGAATGCGGTTGTTACTAATAACATCCTGAACCTTTACATCATCCCTTCACTTCGAGCCGCAAAGGTTATGATGAAGGGACGACCAAAAGACGCTTCCCCGTCTGAGACTTATTCGTACATGTTGCGGGCGATTAAGTATGCTTATATGCAACACATGTCTCCTAGGTGGGACCATGAGCTATACGCCTTCACTGTTCCTGGTTTCTTCCATCCCCCTCTGTCTTATTACTTCCAGACTTATAGTCCAGCTCTTTTGGACTCTCAGCACTGGAGAACGACCCTAGTCGAATTGACAGGTATGTCCCCGCAAGAGGTCGATGTCGAACTAGCAATGATCACCCAGCTCGCGTTATCTAAAGTGGAAGCTGACGCGTACATTAGGGATGCGAAAGGTGCGAGAGTTCAATTCTCCGTTTACCTTCCTACTGCCTTATACTTCGAGTCAGCAGGAGCGATCGATAAAACTTCGATCTCGACGGCATCCCTACGGATTGGTAGCTCATTTATCGTTGCTCCTGGTTTTATAAATGCGGGACCCTCTTCTTTTGCTGGATCACGAGCCGACATCACCATTGGTAAGTTTACCCCTACTATTAGACTAGGAGTTAAGGTCTTCCCCGAAATCGAGGAAGAGGAACAGATGAATCGGGAGCGCATGGTCAACCTCCCAGAGACCCGTCGTACTATCAAAGAAGCGGCGGAACTTACCGGCTCAGGAAAACAGAAGCCAAAGTAATTACACTTTTAAATTCTTAAAAATCGATGAAAACAAACATTTCGCACATCCGTACTTCCGTGGATCTAAGTACTTCTAATGCCTTACCTGATCCACTTACCGCCGCTTCTCTCGCATCCGAGTTGATTAAGTCACTGACGAGCGGTGCATTGCCGAAAGTGTCCATTCCTCAAACCAGTAGGATCCTGGGTTCTCTAATTAATATGGTGAAGGATAAGAATCTACAGGCCGCCTTTATCGGAGGAGGCTTGGCAACAGCAGGGTCCCTCTCTTTTACAGACTTCATCCATATGCTTGTCATTATGCATCGGGAGAGCAGATTCAACCCCTCGGTCACGAATGTCAATGCCACCGGACTGTATCAGATAATGCCGGCAACCGCAAACGGGCTTATCAGGGACTTCAACGCCAATTTTTCCGGTTACATGGTCAAGCTCGAATCTTTACTTCCTTTCATTCAGAAAATGGATCCTGGCTTCTTTAAGTTTATGGAAGTCGGCGGTGTCCCTCTCTTGCAGAAAGGCGAGAGTCCGTCTCCCGCTATGTTAGTTTTATTAAACGCATTGATGTGGAAATCTAACCTACATGACCTTAACCAGTATTTTCTTTGGTCCGGAACCACGTGGGCGCCTAAAAGTAGAGTGGATAACAGGCAGCTCTTGACCTTCATCAAGTCTAACCCTGCGATATTTTCTAATGAGGGCGCGGGAAGACAAGCGCTTCTTACCCTGATCCATATGGATGGAACCCCTGCTATTATCACTGACAATTACCGCCTTACTTCGGTTGCTGGGATTGCTCAGGACGTTGCTTTATATAACTCGGTCATTCATGACTTCTCATTACAGACTCTTAGTATCTATAAATATATTACAGCTCTATGGTAAAGTTAATCTCTAAGCAGACAATTTATGGCAGGACGATTATCAATCAACTTCCCAGCGCTCTCGTAGACCACTCCGTTGTCCCGGTTTATTTACCTAAGCTATTATCATTGATGACAGCGGTTGAAAGAGCCACCGGCTACTTATGGCACGTAACATCGTATGTTCGTGATAGCCCCAGTCACAAAAGGGGGTATGCTTTAGATATCGCTCCCGATATAAGTCCGGAGGAGAAGCGGTATTACGCTGTTTACAATGGGTCGGACCCTGTTCTCTACAAACGTTCGCGTCTTGTTCGGCAGTTACAGATATTAGCCCATCGCGTTTACGATCAGGACTACGATGTGGGTATTTTCATCGAGCCTGACCACTTGCACATGCAACTCTTTACCCCTGAGTCAAGCCGTCCTCAGTTTAAACTCGTTAAATGGAAGCTAATTAAGGCCGATTATCTCGACAGCGCCGCCCGCAGTCGCTTACCTATGCTTTAATTTGAATGACGTTTAATGCGTATTTATTAACCAGTTAAAACTAATAATTATGAAAAGATTAAGTGCAATCCCGACATCTGCTGATCCATCATTGGATAAGGCAGACATTACTAATGCCCCCGAATTGTTCGGTGATCCTACTTTCGACTTCGATGAGGATGGGGACTTTGATGAAGATGGCGACGCCGACTACGGAGACGCTGATTACGGTGATCCAGACGTCCTAGGCGTTTACTCCTCCATGTCGGGCGATCCCAATCCAACTGGTCAAAGAGTCAAGAAATATCTTCAGAAGCATGGAAGGACTATGGCTGTCGGAGCGGGCTTAGGCGTGTCTGCCGTTGCTGCTCAGGCTATCTACCGTAAGTTGCGCGCAAAGAGGAAAGCCGCCATTCTTGCTCGCACAAAGATTGCTCAGCAAGCGCAAAAGGGCACATTACGTAACCAGAGATTAATTAGGAAGAGTATAGGGAAGATGAGCCGCGATGCGATGATGCCTTTCTTCTCTCTTAAAGGGGCGAAGATGAACTCATCTCCTATCGACCCACTTTCAACGTTCGTTACTGACATGTTCAAGAACATGCTCGATCGTCAGAATATGGACACCCCTTTCCTACAGGAAACAGCCATCGGGGTGTTTGCGGCTGGAATCTGGACCTGTACCGCTCCGGGCGTAGTTGCAAACCGTTTCTACACGGGTCTGATTTTACAGATAGGAACGAACATTCTGAATGCGTCCCCCGCTACTGTTATGAGCATTACCGCTACCTTGCCCACTATAGCAGGACCACTTACCATTGCGGCACTTCCCTTCTTATTAACGTATGAGCGAGGATTTGACGTTCGTTTCCTGTTCTTTCCTTGGAACTTAGTGTCAAATAAACCTTTGCCAGTCCTCGGGAGCTATAATAACGCCAATCCGATCATTGTTGCCGTAGCAGGTTTGCCGGCCGCTTCCGCGGTTAACCTTGTCGTTCCTGGGTCATTACATCCTTGGACGCAAGCAATGAGAAACGGTTTGATCCAATGATTCTAATATTTAAATACTACTAAACACTGAAAGTTATGAACTCTACCTATTATCAAGCAAGGGACGGGGGCAGATTTGACGCTACGCGGCTCAAGCTAGCGTTATTCGATCCTGCCACCGTTCAGGACATTATTGATCTAGTCACTTACCGTGGCCAGGGCCTGATCTCCGATATTTTTAGTAACTCAACAGAGTCCGACCCTCCTCGCATTTTGGCTGTTGTCGGACCTGATTTCATTCGGTACACCGATGTTCCCTCCGTTTTACTCGGTCTGAGCACCATCATGTTAGCAGGACTCCGTAAGCCAGTTATGGGTGAAGACGAATACACCGAGTTACTCCAGGGCGCTTATGGTCTTCCTGACATGCTAGCTCGTTATTATGCTAAGCAAATCGAATCATATGACTCCATTATAGCCGATGCAGATAAGAGCGGAGATGTTGGCTTCGTCGAATCATTAACGAAGTACAAGGAGATGGTCGAAGAAGGAGCCCGTCGCCTTATTAATGGTTTGTCTTCCTCAATCGGCATGGAGACCGCCATTAACTGGGATCAAACGCAGAAGTACGACATCGATATGTTAGATGAATTTTCTAGCTTAGGAGAAATCATCGCTAAATTGAACAGGCGAAATCGGTTGATGAGTGCGCAAGCCTTACTTTCCGCTACCATGAATACTTTCCAAATCGGAGATGCGGATGATGACACTGAGGACACCGCTATGGATCACATGATTGGTGATGTGTTTGGAACCCTGGCCACGCGTCGACTACCTCCCTCTATCTATGGGAACATGCAGAGCCTAGCGCTATCAGGTCAGCTTGCTGCGTCTGAGACGGGGAAGCAGCTTCTGAAACATGCGGGCGTAACTGTTCACCCAGTGTCGAAGGAAGTTATTTCTGGCCCCTCCGCTCACAAGAAACTTGGACGTAAAATCGCGGAGATTTTACAGTCTAAGACCGGTTCTAAGATTGCCTTAGGAGCAATGGGTGCCGTGCCCGCCGCACTCCTCGCCAAATTAGTAATAGGTAAGTTAGGACAAGGCGACCCTGGCGCGCACAATGCTAACCTTTACGGCCAGGTCAACAATGAATATGGGCCTTCAATCGCTGATGCTTGGGTGGTGGGTGATGTTGATAGAGTCGTTCAACATGCTTTAGAGGACGCCGATGATATGAATATTGGCGACTACTCCCCTGAGGAGATCGAAGAAGCAACAGGAGATATCTCTGACCAATCTGGCGATATAGAAGATATGTCCCCAGAAGTAGGAGGCCCTATGACTCGTTTTAGACTTAAGCGCTCTATAAAGAAAATAGCTCGTCGAAAGGGTAAAGGAATAAAGAGAGCGGGCAAGATGAAACTAAAGCAGAGACAAGTCTTAGCTCGTGAACAAGCTCGTGTCGCCGGCATTCCCGAAATGGAGGAAGCGACCCGTGAGCAAATTCCTCCCACCGAGATCAATCAGGATCAGTACTTCCAGCCCTCTTATGATCAGGAGATGGAGGACGAAGGACCCTCCGATCTGATGGAAGAAACTAATGAACTCTGGTAATTCTTCGGTAAACGTGATCAGTCAGTGCGGCCACTTTATTCTGAACGCCTCCTGATCACGTTTTATTTTATCGTTTTAACCTCATTTAATTTAATGTAATCTAATCTAACTTAACTTAACAATGCCTATGGTGATATCCACAGAAACTATTTATTACTCGCGTTACCCAATTATGTTACAAGATCAGCTCACGTTCTATTTGGAGCAACTAATATTAACAAGTTTAACCCAACAAAAATTATGAAACAACTAAGAACCAATGCGTTGCCGGACCGGCTTACGCAATTTCGCTCACTCCAATCAAGCTTCTCGGCGTCATGGAACGTTAGAGCTGGCTTACTCGCGCAAATGAACGGGTATCCCGTCCCTTCTCAGGTGTTAGCCTACGTCTTCCGCTATCTGAAACTCGGAGATCTTAACGCCACTAAACGAGGCATAATGTCTTTAAGAGACTGCGCTAGGTACGCTGCCGAGGTACTGACCAACGTTCCTCACTTGAAGATCGATCGTTATCAACTCGAGTTAAGAGAGGTACATGACTATGTCACAACTCACGCAACCGATTTCGGCTTCAGACACCTTAAGGAAGATGATCTTATGCTTGTGGCTTATCTTATCACGAGCGCTGAGGTGCAAGCGACTTCTTGGCGTTTGGACTTCCAGCCTTCCGCCGAGGATAATTTAGTTATTAACCTTCTTAAAATGTATACTGCTGCGTCAGTTCCTGCTCCTAGTCCTTCCATCTCTTTCAGTAAAGGGGAGGGTGTCGTTATAGAACATCCTGAGGAAGAGAATCAGTCTATTTATTACGTAGCGAACGGCGATAGATTTGAAACATTAGCTTCCATCATCATTCCTGAAGCTACCCGCAAGACGATAGGTATTGACTTAGCCGCTCTCTCTGACTCCAAAGTCCGAAAACAACGTATCACTGACCTCACTACGAAGTTGGAAAACGAAAGCGTTATTTATCATTTGGCGGACCTTCGTCTTATCGATCATCTTCTGATGCTGTTGACCGACGTCAACGTTTGGTCTCTCTTCGTCTCTCCCCGAAGCAAGATCGATTCAGCCCAAAACGTAGAAAGAGCGAATGGTCTGAAGGTATTGGCAGGGTACTTACAGGCACTACTCGCTTATCCCCATATGTTGCGATTTGAATTATTCAGGGAAGGGTACTTCGCGATGGAGAGCTGGCACGGTTCTTTCCCTACTGTTCCCGCTGATATCCTGGCCAATTATGAGTTATACGTCCGTAAGTACGATATTCTTAACGCAAAGGGAGATGCTTCGGCTCTTTATTCGGCTTACCAAACTGAATCGGATCCTAATCTTAAATCTCGCGTTTATGTACAATTCGTGGAACTTACGCATATGTATGGAGTAGAAGAAATTACGGCGAGGATAAATGATTTAAGTAGACCGCCGAGTAAACTAAGATTTGATAATTTGTCTGAGCTCAAAGGGCCTCATTATGACCACTTGCTTCTCTCCTACCCTACTGAACGTTTTACACTCCTCGACGACATACAGGGGCGTTTGATGGAAAGAGCTCGCTTTGAGACTATCTCTAAAAGCACGTATAACGCGATATCTCCAGGTTACGCTCGTTACTATAATGACGAGATCCTCGATAGGCTAGCCGCGTTAAACCCTAGGGTTCCTTTCTCTTGGCACCAATCCGTCCCTTGTTCATACAACTTTGATCGTGGAGCGGTTGCCTTTTACACATCGGGAACGTTTGGTATTCGCTACCTTGCGCCTTGGGCAACTGCTATCAACGAGTACCAGTTGCGTACAAAGGAGATCTACCAGATTGGAACTGCCCATGACCTCATGTCCCGTTACTCAGGACTTGTCGCTACGGACACGACCTTAGCGACGGATCTTCGTGTAAAGTTCAATAGGACATGGAGATCGTTCTACCCTGCTAACTTGATGCCGGGTGATCGGTTAGACGACCCCAGATCAATTTCTGCGTCACCGATTGCTTTAGAGCATCTGTTTGAGAGCATGTCCAACGAGAGTTACGCTTTTATCAGGAAAGATCTAATGAATCCTTTTACTCTTGAAATAAGAGCGACTTATCTCTCGTCTTTTTGCCTTCTGTTTCGGAAAACGCCCGCTATGGACACCGCGGTATTAGTCGAGGGTGTGGGTATGCCGTACGGTATTACCTATTCGGCTTTATCTGCCATGCAGCAATTTGTTGATAAGACAGATCTGATTAAGCTGCCCGATCTTGACCTTTACATCGGTTTTCTCAAGAAGGTTCCCCTTCCTGGCGACGCTTTGGGCATAGCCGAGACGCAGCTGAAACATCCATACTATTTCTTTCACGGCAATGGCCAGATCCTGGATGTTGAGAAACTCACGTCTGGGGAAGCGCTACTTCACATGAGTCTTCGTCCCATTCGACCTTTGAAGAGTGAGAACTTAACACTCTTCGACAAATGGTATGCATATGATAATGATACGTTGTACCTTCAAGTCGATACGAAGGCGTCTTATGCAACGATATTGGATACCAACGAAGTTTGGACTGCCCCTATCAAGGAAGACACCTGGAGAGGAGACAAAACGATGACGCAGCTGCATTTCTTCAACTTCGGGAATTACTCAGGAGCAAGCACCCCCGGTGTAAGCCCTCTGAAAGGCGATGAGTCGACTAAGGTACAGCAACTCATAGCTGAAATGGATAGAGATATAATCGATTCTCACGCTAACACCACGATCGCCAAGGCGCCGTCTGGTCAATCAGAAGTAATCAATGAAGCAGAAGTGGCCTCTTCCATCAACGAAAAGAAGGGTTCCGAGGCAGGGGGGAAGAGGAAAGAGAAAAAACCTTCTTCAGCTCCAAATCCGGGTCCAAGCGAAGCTGATGGTGAACCAGAAACTTCCCCTTTATCCACCGCCGGAGATAAGAAAGGAAGACCCGAGGGCGCCATTGGTGAATTTCTCGATCCAAAGACCGGGGGGGTAGTTTACATCACTCCCCGTGAAGGCGAATCGCCGGACGACGCAATTACTCGCGTTTCCAAACATCATGAGGTAAACAGCACCGACGTTACTCGCTATTAACAATAAGCGAAAGTCGAGGCGGTACCAGCAGAAATAGTGATTTACAGCTTCTTAGTAGCTGTAGTTGGGAGTAAGATCTCCGCGGGCGCGTTGGGTAACAGAGAGCCTTGTTACTTGCGCGTTCGCGGTCCTTACTGCGTTCTTAACTGCATCTTCAAAGAGCTTTTCATTGCACCTTCATTTAACCCAACTTAATACTAAGAACTATGAAACTAGAAATTAATGCCGCTCCTTCGTTCTCAAGCTCTCCCTTTCCCACGAAATTGAGAGCCCCCGAAGAAGTACTGAAGGACGGGACCGTTATTCCGTTGCCCCAGGGGACGACTATTCCTGACTATATTCGCCGCGTGTACAAGGTACAGAAGATAATACCGGTTACCGCTCCATATCAGTTCCTTAATAGAGATATGGATAACAAGCAGTACACGCCGGAGGATACCGATCGCTTCGTCTTTAAGAATAAAGCATCAATCTCGCTTTTCAAGAAAGAAACCATCGCTCTCATAGGCGCACTCACCGACATGTGGAAAGGCTACGGTCTTCCCATCTTAAAGGACAAAGATCGTAATATTGAAATTCCTGACACTGACGCGGTAATCCGAGAACTGCGCAATCCCAAGCATCCATTTTCGGTAATCTACGACGCCAACCGTTCCGAACTAGGTACTATTGTCTCCAATGTTGATATCTTGAAGAAAGCATCTATACAGAGGACGGTGTTACCTGGGTGGTGGGTTGTGTCTTATGATGGACGCAACGCTATTAATCGTTCTTACTTCGACGGGGCCATCGCAGTGTTAGTAGATGCTATGAATCATCTCAAGCAGTCACTCGCTTACAAAGAATCGCTTACAGATGTTCTACAGGCCCAGGGCGATCCTCTTGATACCGCCGTCGGCTTCCCACTGTACGCCGCTGAGCTTGATGCAAAAGGCAATCCGATCTCAAAACTAAAGGTCCTCGATCAATACAACGGCATAGGAAACGTAGGTCCTGATTGGGTGGCTTTAAAGAAAGAGATTTCGAGGCGCGGCCGAACCCCTTTCGAACGTGACCATGTATTTGCCATCGCACCCATCCGCCGTATTATGCCTGGTTACAAGTGGGCACATGTGTTCAAGCCTTCCATGAGCGGACTTCGACTAGACCATGACACCCGCGGACATTCCACTAACAGGGTAGCATGGATGGCCCCTTATCTGTTAAACCTAATTATTTCCCCGATACAAACCGAATGGAAAGCACTGCGGAAAATCATTCCCGGACTTTATCATGACGGTGAGACGAGGACCGCAGTGCTAAAGGGGCTACGGGATCAGAAGCCCCTCCTGCTCGAATCAGACTTCTCCAATTACGATCGCACCATCCCAAATGACGTGATGGCCGATTTTATGAAGTCTTATTGCGCGTCACTGCCCAACAGCGATTACTGGCTCGCTATACTCCTTCAAACCCAAAGAGACCTTCCAATCGTATGGGGTGATCACATCAGCTCAGGGCGAGGACACGGGTGGGTCTTTCAGGTTGAGAGTCTTGCTCTTCTTTCGGGTCTGAAAATCACCTCTGAAGTGGGCACGTACATGAATCTCTTGATTAACATCGCGGGTTGGCTTAATACAGGTTATATGACAAAAGCAGAGGTCTTCTCTTACTTAACTTTAGCCTCTAGGGATCCTAATTGGAAGCAAACCTTCGCGACAAACCCTCCGCTAGTTTTGATTCAGTCGGACGACACCCAGTTAATCCATTCGAGGCGTGATGACTTATTTAAGCTTTACGATGCCTTCAAAGCGGGTTCTGACGCGGCGGGAATTGAAGCTAAGATAGAGCTCGGTGATAAATTCCTCATGCGTCATATGACAGCTGGAATAGACCAACCTGTTCTCGCCCGCATTTATCAGAATACCTTATCTAACGAGGAACCTCCCGAAGATGCAATTAAGTTCCTCGTCGGCCTGGCTGTTCGCACAGATGGTGTAGGGGGCTGGAAGACATTCGATCCATTCTTCACTGGTACTAATGTAGGTATGACGAAGGTTGATCGGGACATTGGGATTTTGGTGTTCACTTCTCTACTAGGTTTTACCTCGACATCCGCCTCTGTCATTCACGAAGCGACGGAGTTCATATCACTAATTATCTCTGGACTCGAGGGTAGCGTGGAGCGAAATGGTCGATTCTACGTGACTGAACTGGTCGGAAGAGCTCTCGACGGCAAGAGAGATAAATACCTTAGGGCACTCGCTTCTCAAGAAGCTAAACTATTTCTTAATAGAGCGTCAGCCGACACAACGCTCACGCGCGCGGAAGCTATGACCCTCTTGAACCAACTTCGTAAGAACCAGCAGTCCCCGTCCGCTATGCTTACTCTTGAATATCTGAAACACCACGTCGCTGAGCTTGAGAAAGTAGAAAAGATGATGGTTGAGAAGGAGAACCGTTTCTATAGGTTCGCAATGAAGAAGCTCGGTCTCAGTATCACAATAGAAGGAAACTAAACGCTAACACTAAAATAATACAGCCTATGATACAACTGCATCGTTCACATATTGGAAAACCCGTCGTACGCGACCTTACTAAGGCCGAAGAACAATTTATTGATGCCATCGCTCAGTCACTTCCCCTCATTAACCGACAGACGCGCACTTTCCACCCTTATAACGTCTACGACTTTATAGTAGAAGTAGCGAAGCAAGGTGGCACAACGCGAGACATTGATCCAGTCGTCGTCACCAATCATCTGCTAGCAATAAGGATCTAAAGCTTAAGTCTCTCTCCTCCCCGGACTCTAAACACTTGGAGGATTATTATTAACCATCATCTAAAATCCAATTACTTATGACTAAGACACAAGAATGGAAACTCGACATGCCATTATACGACGCGGCATCAAAGGCGTCCAGATTTAGATCGTTCTCGTTTACACGCCTGAAATTCTTACAGCAAAAGATTCTTATGCAAGACAATACTCTTCGCGTGCATGAACAATTACTCCGTGATGCTTGGGAGCAGATAGATCAACTCCATGCTGAAATAGCTATGATGCAAGAGAACGCGATGGCGATTAAGAATCGTGATCGCGACACAACGATAGATGACTCGATTATGATCGAAGAACTATTCAACTAATTTAATATTAATTTATTAAAGAGGGCCGATAAACG